ATTGGAACATCTACAGCACCCAAAGTTATATTATCCTTCTCTCCATAAATATTACCTTGCTTAAGTAAATCTATTATCTCATCAAACTTATCGGCTCTTGGTTCTCCGTAGAAATTTTCACTATCATAATTTTCTTCAAAAACAACATCTTTCTGCACTTTTACCACCGAAGACCTTCTTGGTTTCATCACAATAGTTTTATCTAATAGTTGAACAGCCATTATCTTACTCCCCAAGTTGGCACTCCGTCAGCTATATTTCCTATAGCAGTCTGTACGGTTATATCATCACCTTCTCCAACAGCAGCATTAGTTAATGTTCCATGATAACCATATGGACCTAAATCTTTAACAGTAGTTCCACTACTTTCTTCAAATCTCCAATATGCTACAAGACCATCTCCACCTGAATTTTTATGGTTATAATCAGTTCCACCATTATATACACTCCTAACCCAATCGTTATCTTTAAGTTCATTATAAATAGCTACATCATCAAGTCCACAAGCGTGTCCGTTGTTATATTTGGATATTTTGATAGTTTCACCATCACTAGCAACATAATTTCCAGTACCTTTTAATGCACGCATTCCAAAACTAAAACCACGACTCATCCGTGCATCTAAATGACCTTCTGGCCAACTAATTGCACCTGTACGGTCAACATTGTGATAATCCTCATATGCAGTACCTATTGCTTCAGAATTATATCCATATATTTGTTTGCCATTGAAATATATTCTACGATACCATTCAGTTTCATTTATTGCAGTTCCGCCAGGTTCTCTACCTGTAAATGTTATTGCAATATGATACCAATTACTTCCGTCAGCTATCAAATTATCATTTTCATCTATATATTTATCAGTTAAATCTGTATTACCTGAATCGTTAAACATATTATACCAAGCGTTATGACTACCATAAGTTCCAAATGTATTGCTACCTATACCAAAATATGGCCTTGCTGCATTTCTCATACCAAAAGAAAATCTAGCAGTATCTTCCCTTTTCCATCCCATAGCAAATGCATCATTTGTTGTTTCATCTGGTCTATACCAATAAGATATAGTAAATCCTGATTTTGCAAGTGGTATTCTACCAGAACCTTCCGCAAAGCCTTTATTTGTAGGATCATTAGGAGTAAAATCAGTTCTTACCAAATCTGCTCGAGGATCATTTTTAGTATCACCTGTAAATGATAAGAAATAACTTTTAACTGCTTCAACTATATCCCCACCTCGTGTTCTTTTTCTATTTATAAAACTTATGGCTCTATCTATCAAAGCAATAGTATCTTCAAATACTCTTTTAGCTAAACTTTCATTTATTTGAAACAAATATTTATTCTCTGGTATTTTTAACCACTCTCCCCAATTTAATTTCGTATTACCTTGTTTTTTTCTCGAAACAGATATTAACATAGGAATTAACTCTGTACTATCTACATATTCCATTGTTTTAATTTTATCTTCATATATTTGTTTTGCAGTTGAATGGACTTTTTCTTCCATCCATTTAGATTTATTTAAGTTATCTAAAAGAGTAGCTTTCTGTTTTTCTAATACTAAAACCTCATTAGTCAATTTAGAAGTCTTTGTTTCTAAATTTTCAATAATTCTTTGTTTTTCATCTAACTCCTCTTCATGTTGAACTTTTATAGATTTTATATCCCCCATAGAATTAAAATGAGCATTTAGTTTTTCGTGGATTTTTTCTTCGTTATCTGCTTCTTTTTTATATGTAAATCTAGCACTTAGTTTCTCGTGGATTTTTTCTCTGTTATCTACTTCTTTTGTAACTCCAGAATGTCCGAATTTCTCTTTTAATAACTCTAAGCTCATTACCTTGGCCTCTCTTCAATTTGTAAACTTGACAACCTACTTCTATGAGCAGTTGCCTTTATAGCATGATTAAAACTTGGATGTCCACCGATAAGTTGTGGTTCGGTTACTCCATTGATTTCCCAATACCAATCGTTCCAATCACATACATCACCAGCTTCAGGATAGAAATTTAGACTACCACTTGCTAAATTATTTCTCTGAAACATTAAATCTATTGTGGAATTTGTATCAGTACCGGCTTCTTGGAATTGTTCTACTTCTGGTGGATTAAATCTTATTAAACAATTAACTCTAAATCCAACATTAAAATACTTAGTTGTACTTTCCCCATATATGTTTGAATTTGTATGTTCAGGTGCTACTTTATAGATATCAACTGACTGACCAACTATCTCATCAATAAGTTCTTCATTCATATGGTCAACTAAATTAATTTCTTTTTGGGAAATAAAAAATGGTCTTGTAGCGGACATATGTTATCCTATGTAGATATGTAGTGGAGCTTTTCCCAATACCTCTTGTTGAGCATTTGCTTCTTCGGCTTCAGCTTTTAACTTTTCAGTTAAAGATACCGACTCTAAAAATTCTTTTAATTCTTCTAATAATTGTGTTTTTTCTTCCCTACCCTCAGTCTTTAGAGATTCACCATCCAATGTAACTTCACCATCAGGTATAGGCATAGAGCTATACTTACTTCTTATAATACCTAATAACTCTTTAGCAAGAGCATAAGTATACTTTCTAATCCATTGACGACCTGGTTGATTAATGGAATTATAAGTAATGAATTTATATGGAACATTGGAAGGATCTGATACACCACCCTGTAAAGAAGCACTAACATTGTTTGTATTTCTAATATCGTCTTTAACATAATATTCAAACCATATTTTTTCCCCAGCATCCCCATCTTGTGGTTCTGGAAATATTCTTAAATTGTTATTATGAATTTCGAAACTGTAGGCACTCTTACGAACTAAATCAGATGTTTCAATGGAATTTGCTCTAGCTAAATCATATGAAATTGGTTTTAATACAAATGATATTGCCGGTGATACATTACCAAAACCAAAAGCATCTAGCAATTGTCTTTGGTCAAATGAACCAGCATAGGGATCGTAAAATCTTGATACGGCTGCTGGTGGATGGTTGAATACTCTTTGAACTTCTATTCTTTTACCACTTTCATTATCTTCAGCCCATACACTTTGTAAATCATAATCTTGTTGTGAACCAGATAAAGTAATATATCCTTTTTTCAAATCGTATGTTTCACTCATACCAACAGCTTGACCATATTTTTCAGAAAGTGTTATAGAAGGACCAAGAGATGGTGTAATAGGATTAGCTGAACCTGTACTTAATGAACCTGATATTCTACTCTTCTCACCATATTGCTCCCACATCCAATTCTTAATATTATAATTGTTAATGTGTTGAGAGTATTCATTTACTGATTCTTCAAAGCAAGCATAAATCGAACCACTTGGTATTTCCAATTGTAAAACTGGATATCCAAGTCTTTTGGCACACCATTTAGTTACTGAAATAATATCAGTTTGAAAAGTGGAATCATTATCATATGTTCCATAGGGTGTTTGACCAGTTACAAGAGTTGAACCAGATGGATCTGTATAGGCATAATCTAATTTTGGCATAATGTAATTCTCCTACCTATAAATATAACTTTTTTAAAAACAAAAGGGGGCAAATAAATGCCCCCTCGTGTTATGTATCAGATTAATGATTAGATTAAATTAAGTCAAGTGACTTACAATGAATCAAACCATAGAACTCTGGACGGATCATCTTCTTAGCGTATCTCGTCATCACACCTTTTCTTGGTGTAAAATCACTAGGATCGTACACAAGAGGGGTTGTAATTAACGGAACATAAGGTGAATAAACAGCACCAGTTTCAAGGAAGTTACTTCCTCTGAATCCAACAAGGACGGAGTTCTCAGTCATATAAGGGTTCTTATAGACTGTGTAACGACCAGCAGCTTGACCTATCTTAGAGATACCCATGCCGAATTGGTCATTTCCACCATCACCTGGTTGACTTACATATCCAGGAAGTGATTCAAGAACCGTAGCGACCTTTGGAGCAACAACTACAAAGTTAGCACCACCACGAAGTGTCAATCGATGAATTTCGTTTGATACTTTTTGAATCTTGGATACAAGAGTTTGATACCACTCAAAACGAGTTCCGTAGAAAGTGTTACCATCAAATACTTTTGTACCTGCATTGTAATCTTCACCAGCTTTTGCTGACCAGTAATCAACTGTTACTGCATCACTAATCAACATATCAAGGATTTCCAAATCAATTTCCATTGAGATGTAATCACTTAACATAGATGTCAATTCAGCTTCTGCATCAACAGAGTGATAAGCGTTCAAGTCTTGAGCAAGCTCAGGTGACCAAACAGCTTTCAACTTACGAGTCTTAGCAACGATTGGTAAAGACCTCATTTCGAGGTTAACTTCAGGAATGTTCAACTGATTAGTTGTAGCATCACCGACTCTATCTTCAAAATCACCACGCACACCAGCAGTAGGTTGTTGTACATAGTCAATCGTAAATGAACCAGTTGCAACATTAGAACTTGATGCAGATACAATTAATGTAAGAGTATCATCAGCACCAATACTAGTAAATTGCGGGTGTACACTTACAACATCAGATGATGTTATATCCCAGGAACGGACAGCAGCTTTATCAGCTCTAGTCAAACCAGAAGCATCACCAGATACTTTAAACAAAGTACCAGCAGCAGAACTAGCAGAGAATTCAGAATCAAAATCAATGTCTTGAAAACTTGGTACTGAAACAGTAGTTAAGCTTAATGCTGTAGTTGATTGACTAATTGAATATCCATATTTACCAGCACCATAAAGTCCATCTTCTCCAAAGGGAGAGTGTGAACCTGAAGGTGAGTTAGGACCTGTTTTTCCGTGAATATCATTTCCGGAAGTAAATTTACCGACACTTGTTCCATACTTGAAATCAAGATAGAACACAAGGCCGGATGGTAAATTCATCGGTTGTACAGAAACAAGTTCCTGTGCAACGATGTTACCAAATACTCGTCTTACCAAAGGTAGAGCAACACCAGACCATTCTTCATCACCAACACCGGCACCGGCGTTAGGTGAAGTCTT